CTACAATTGCCCGAAACAGGGGCCAAAAGACTGGGCAGCAATATTAAAGCATCATCCTGAGCTATTCCCTTATAACCATACGCTGGAGAGGACGCCAAAAAGCAGCGCCTCTCAGCTTAATCGTTATGTGCCCTCCTGATCCCTGGTGGGCGGGTTGGCTGTCCATGGCTTCAACCTATCGGTTTGATTCCGAAGTGGGGGCGACACATAACAATATATTAGACCGGACGTAAAAAAAATACGCCGATTATTTCTGGCGTTAAATAGAAAAAGGGCAAATCTGTCCAATGTGCGGGACTCCCGCATAACTATATCTTTATATTCGAAGGAGTTTTATATGGAAGAAAAAGAAAATTTGGCAAACGAAATAGTGGAGAACATTGAACATCCTAAAAAGGGAGGACATCCAGCAAGATCTCCTAAATTCCGGGCGGAAACAGGATATCTCTCTGCGAGGCATACTTATTATTCTAAATATTATCAGCGTAACAAAGAAAAACTAGCAGCGAAGAAAAAAGAAAGATATAAGGATTCCCCGACTCTCAGGGATTACCACAGAAAGAAATCCAACGAATATTATCTAAGGCATAGAGTAAAAACCGGAGCCCGCAACAGAACCATTATGACCGCCCAAGACGGACAGAGACTTTACAGTATAAACCATGCGGCCAATGCTATAGGTTTTTCTGTTGCATGGTTTCGTGACCTTATAAGAAAAGGGATAATACCGGATGCTTCCTTTAAAAGCCCTTCCGGCTGGAGACTATATTCTGCTGGGCAGATAAAACTTCTCAAGAAAGCGATGATATACTACCATCAGTATACAAATCCTAATAGGACACAGGCCGTTCTATTTTGTTTCTGGAACGACCCAGAAGCGGTAATGACCTTAGATTCAGATAGGATATTAAAAATAGCTATGAAAGCAATGGAGAAGAAAACCAACGCTGGAACTAAACAAATCCAATTAAAAGAATAGGTATTCTATCGTGGAATCTATAGAAGATTATTTTAATAAAATAAAGGAAATCGAAGATACACAACATTCTCTAGCTTTAGAAACGGAAACTTTAATAGCAAGAATGGTGATTAAGTTTCATCCACATTTTGTAAATGATGTCGTCCCTATAGCCGGTTGGGCACCCGGAGGAAAACAAATGCTCATAAGAAAAAGGGATTTAATAAATGATAACGGAGTATGGAAATGGATAGCAATAGGAGATCTTCTAAAAGCAGATGGTACAGTCTCAACTCGAATAACAAATAGAATTTGGAAAATGCCAGTTGTAGAAAGACGCATCCAGCAAAAACGATATGTGGGAGAGGACAGACGCCAATGGTAAACATTAATTTAGGAGACACCGCGGAGAACAGGCACTGTATATACTAAAAGGAAAACCTAAATCATTAAGATAAGGAGAATAACTAATGAATGAGAAGGAAACCAAAACACTACAAGAGGGGAAAGCCACCATATCAGTCAGACGGACTCGGATAGACCGAGTTCTACAGGAATCTATGGACGAAGAGACTATTAATGTTAGAAAATTTGAAACCGATACAGCCAGAATTATGGTAGCTGTAGGAGTGACCAAAAACCAGGGTAACTTTGAAAGCCTTAGACTTGAAGTTAGAGCTGAAGTTCCGTGCTATATAGAAGAAATGTCCGCAGTAGAAAAGCAACTTTCAGAATGGGTAGATAATCGTATTTCCGAAAAATTAGATGAGCTGGAAGCGGCGAAAAGGGCGGTGTGAGAATGACAAAATTATCAGAAGGCACAACTCCCACAGAAAAAGGCTCTCCTAATTTGGCCAAAATAATTAGAGCGGGAGGTAAAAAATATGGAGCCGGAAGTTTCTTAAAGGCCTCCTCTGCTCCACGAGATTTTAAGAGAATACCCACAGGAATTTTTCCTCTAGACGTATGTTTTGCCGGCGGATTCCCTATTCATTCTGTATCTTCAATCTGGGGCAGTTGGGGTTGCTTATCGCAAGATACCGAAATTCTTATAAACAGAGGAAAAAGAGGAGGAGGCAGAGTCTATACAATAGAGAATCTATTTTTGAAATTTCACGGATTAAATGTAAAAGGTAAAGGAAATTATCAGAAATGGGATAGAAACTCTCCGTCCAGAGTTCCTTCCCTTAAAGAAGACGGATTTATAGGCTACCATAATATACATGACGTTATATATAGCGGCAAGCAAGAGACATATATAGTAAGAACACATGACGGATTAGAAATAAGAGTAACCGAAACACATCCTTTTAAAGTTCCTAATAATATTAAAGGAGCAGACCAGGATGGTTTTATAGAATTAAAAGATTTATCAGTAGGAGACACAATACTATGCCAAAGAAATATACCGTACGGGACAGATTGTTCCTATAGACCAAGTAGAAAAAGCGTAAGCGGAATTAAATACCATCCATATGCTTGGAAAAAGATAGTATCTGAAACTGACTACAAAAGATTGGTATACTCAAGATTAGTAGTAGAAGCAGATATGAACAATATGGATATCGATACTTTTATATCAATTCTAAAAACAGAAGAGGATATATCCAAAAGACTTAAATTTTTACCTATCGATTTACAAATTCACCATATAGACGAAGACCTCACTAACAATGATTTAGATAACCTTGAGATACTAACCTGCATAGAACATAGTCGTTTACACTGGAAACCAACAATGTTTCCAAATCGTAATACTATGGAAAAGGAAATAGAATCTATCGAGTATTACGGCATAGAAAATACATACGATATAATAATGGAAGACCCTTATAGAAATTTTGTAGCCAATGGCTTTATTGTTCACAATAGTGCGAAGACATATATAGCCCAAAAAACTATAGTACAGGCAACCTATCTTTGCCACCGATGCTACGAGTATGAGTGGGACTGCCAATGTAAAGAAGGCCCTAAGAAAATGAAGTCTCTGCTACTCGATTGTGAAGGATCATTTGACTGGGGATGGGCGGAAGACCTTGGAATTTCTGACGACTTAGATGTAATCTATGGTCTAACTGGCGAAGAGTATGTGGATATTTACCATTCTGCACTTAGAGCAGACGACGTAGGATTTATAGTAATAGATTCGATAGCAGCCTTAACTCCAAATGCAGAAATGGCAGGAAGTGCGGAAGACAATTATGTTATGACACAGGCAAGGCTTGTTTCATATATGGTACGAAAAGGTAAGACGCTTCTTATGAAGGAGAGAAAAGCAGGGCATAATGTGACTGTTTTAATGCTGAACCAAGTCAGGGCAAAACCGGCATCCTTTGGTCCCACAGAAGAAGCTCCGGGAGGAAATGCAAGCAAACATGATTTTACTTTATCTGCCAGAGCCGGAAAAAGATCAGTAACTAAAAAAGATTCGGACGATATGCCAGAACACACTACAATATCAATATCTTTAGGTTCTTCTATGAGCAAGAAAAAGTGTTTAGTATTGGCCGGCAGTTGCCAGTTTAATGTATCTCTATCATCCGCAAGCGCCTTTACCAGAGGAACAGTATTAGATCATGATAGTGTTTTGGCCTACGCTCTTGAAGAAGGATTTGTTCAGGAAACAGATACAAAAAACTCTTATATGTTTAACAATACACTTTATGTCAAAGCAGATTTATTATCCTTATTTCAAGGAAACGATCAAGTTTACTATTCTCTACAAAAGAGAATTATAGAAGAAAAGAAACGAAAAGCATTGAGTAAACCATGAAATCGCCAACAAAAATATGCAGTATATGCCGAGGACGCATAATTATACATCCCGATCTTTGGAAGGATACTCCCGGAAATGCAGATGTGTTTTGCTCTCCAGAATGTATAGTAAAGGCTATACGGAATAACTCAGATATATTAGATATTTCGGAGAGAAAAGCTACAAAGAAACCGATAGTATCTGAATTCTATTTGAATTATTCAACCATTCTAGGAAAACCGTTTAGATCAGAATTTGAAGTATTAGTAGCCGAGTATTTTACAAAACACAAATTAGAATATCTATACGAATCTGTTACATTAGAACTATTTAAAGGAACTCGACACTGGACTCCTGATTTTTATTTTCCAGAATATAGTACTTTTGTGGAAGTAAAAGGAGTCTGGGCATTGGGCGGCAGAAAGAAGTTCAACGAGGCAGTTCTAACAATAGACGAACCAATAATATTAATACCATATTGGATGAAGGAACTATTTAGAAAACAGAGGATAATATAAATGAAAATCCTAAGTAGGATGTTAAAGGTAGATGATATAAAATTTCCACCGCTTTCCATAGACAATATAAACGACCCAATAGCCTTGACCAGAGCTTTGTGTAAAACAAGTGGAACAGTACGGGAATCCGGATATAAATATCCGAGAGCATCCTCTATCGATGGATCTTGTGCGCGGGAATGGGTATTTGGAATTACCTCCGACCTAAAAAGAACAGAATTCATACACTTTCCGCTTCTTATGGTCTTCGGTATAGGAAGTGCTATACACAAGTATTATCAAAACAGTACGGTATTATTCCCCAATATAGTCGGGGAATGGAAATGTAAAAATTGTCAGTACATATCTTCCTTTGGAGTAAGACCGCTAGGAAACTGTCCAAAATGCGGAGCAGACAATAGCCTCTTTAGATATAAAGAGCACTACTTCACAATGAGCGATCCTTTTTATGCAACAGGTAAGATAGATCTATTTCTGCCGGTAGGGAATCCCGTTAGATATAGAATAGCAGATATTAAAGGAGTAGCGGACGATAAAACAGAACCGCGAGGAGGAGATATAATGCAACTAGCTTCCTATCTCCTATGTTCAAAATACGACGATACAATGCCGCAAGAAGTAGACCATACCACAGGATACTTGTTTTATATTTCTAAGAAAATGTCCTTTAAAGCTCCTGTAAGAACAATAAAAGTAACTTTAACCCGAGAGATAGAAGATACATTAATGAACTTCTATATGCAGGTAAAGAGAGGAGTAGACGAAGATATGATCCCTCCTAAACTTGTAAACTGTAAAAATAAAGAATGCCCCTTTAAAGTACAATGTAACGAGCACGGGGATAGAAACGATTTCGCAGGCGCTTAGAAAATGAAAGATAATAACATATTAGCAATAGCCATGTCCGCCGCTGTTCCTTTACATATTATATCTCTAAAAGACAAAGGCGGCCCAACAAAAGAAGATTTTTCTGCTTTACAGGAAACTTCCGATATTCTTGGCGAAAAAGGAGATATTCTTCTTTTCGGCAGCAACAATAAAAAAGACAAAGGATTATGCGCAGATATTTTTAATAAAACAGCAAAAGCAATAGCAATATTATCTTTTGTCCCAGGCGGAATAAATATTTTTGGACAACATTATCTATCTTTTATAGAAACAAGGGAGAAATAAAATGCCAACACCAATTTATTGTATCGAGTGGCAATCTAAGAAAAATCCTGGAGAAAGACACACAGGGCCGGCTCTTTATAAAATGGACGAAGTAAAAAAGAAAAAAGTACCCAAAACAAGAGCCGAAGCCCTGGAAACAGCAAGAAAGGCAAACAAAAGTTTTCCTAACTCGGTACACAGAGCTATCTTATATGGAAAATCCAAAACGGTAGAACTTAAGAACGCTACTCTCTAAAAGAAACATAATTGTTGACTTTTAAAATACTCTATGTTACACTTTTTTATCATGGAAAATAAAGAAATAAAAGAATATAAAAAATTAGGATTTGACTCAGAAGAGGAGTGGCTATTTTCCTTTTATTTAGACGAACTTTTTGACGCAGGGTATATCAAAAGCTGGGAACACCATCCAGAGGCTTATGTGTTAGCTGGTCCCCAGAAGTATACATACTTGAAAGCACTTAAAACAAAGACCAAAGAAGTAAGAATTAGTCTGCTAAGAGAACATATATATTCACCAGATTTTACGATAGAGTGGAATAAAACAGCACTCGGAATCTTTTTCGATACTTTTAAATCACAGATAGATTTAAGGGAAATACCTTTTATAGCAAATCTAAAGGTTAATTTTGATATAGCACAAACCGAATTATTTTCTATTGTGGAAATAAAACCATCTTTCTCTATGTTTAATATGCAGAGAGAGTTAGCAATAAACATTAAATGGATGTATTCAAAGCATGGTATATATGTACAAAAGGTAATACCTATAGATAAGAAAAAGACCGGACTTTTTCAGACAACATTTTGCCCGCAGAGATTTATGTACACAGAAAAAACTAAAAAGTTAAAAAAATTAAATTTTAAAGCAAAAACACTGCAAGAATATGTAAATTGGAAGAAAGCAAACATCTAACCAAAAAGGAACAAAAATTATGGCAATAGAGCAGTGGTAGTAAGGACGGCAGTAAGAGGAAATAAAATGGCATGGGATAATTTCGGATGTCCAGATTGTGATGGTTCTGTAGAAAAGATTGATGATAAAAATTTTAGCATGGAACGAATACAGGGAAGCGATGCTTTAAATGCAGACCCATTATCAAATATTTGTAATAAAGTTGAGCTTTGGTATTGTTGTTTTTGCGGTAATTATTTTCGAGTTTATTATAAACTCGAAAAGATTACTCCGTTAAAAGAGTTGGATAAAATGATATGTGGCTAAAATGTCGTATATCTATAGGTTAGTTTCTTGGAGGTTTAAATGCCAGAAAATAAAAAATACATAGGTTGTAAATCTTGGTTGTGCCATCAATGTAAGCACTACCAAAAATTCTTAACTGTTTCGTCTATGCGAGATATATGCTGGAATAGAGGCTGTTTTTATGAAGCGTTGACGAGATATAACCAGCACTTGAGACCGACCAACACTACTGAGCCGAAATCTAATATAGAGTAGGGCGGCTCAGTTATATCATTATGCAAATGGAGATAGGGATGAAAAGATATGAGTATTCAATTGCACGAAGCCTTAACGTGATTACTGGTATAATTTTCCTTTCACAATTATTCATGGAAGTAAGTCGTAAGCCTGGATTTGAATGGGTCATATATGCTTGTGGCGGGGCTTTTTTATTGTCTATCATTTATGCTGCTGTGTTAATTTTACTCAACGCCAGGCACAACAAAGAAATTAACCGGACGTGAAACTATAATAGGAGAAAAAGGAGAAAACGATGGCAACTATTAATGAACCTACGACCTTATCTCATTATCTAAAAGCATGCGTACCTCTAATCTATGTCCGAACTTCTGAGGATAGCAGGGGAGTGAAGCATATTTTAGAAGCTGTAAACAAGGCAAACCTTACCGACTGTTGGATAGGAGAATGGTCTGCAAATAAAGGATTAGTTGTAAACGGGGAACGTACAGACAGAGACACGGTAAGCAAAGCCTTAGCCTATCTTATATCTTCGGAAGATACCGGAGTTCTTATAATTCATAATATTAGACAATTCATCTCTAATTTTATGGTTATACAAGACCTAAAAGACGGTTTGATGGTCTGCCGGGTGAAGGGATCTTATATTATTTTAATTGGAGCTGAAATAGAATTTCCTCCCGAAATAAAAGATTTGGTTACTGTTTATGATTTCCCTTTGCCCAATAAAGAATTTTTTACTGGTATATTCTCAGAAATGGTTGGAAAATATAAAGATAGTATGGAACTCCCTTCAGCCGAAGAAGAAAAAACAACCTTAATAGGAAAAGCCGCTAGCGCCGCCCTTGGAATGAATGCTATCCAGGGAGAAAGTTCGATGGCGTTATCAATAGTAAAAACACGAACCATCGACCTCCAAACCATCTATACGGAAAAGGAAGCTTGCATCAAGCAGTCCGATGTACTTGAACTAATCCCCACACATGAGAGTTTGGATACTCTAGGGGGCTTTGATCAGTTTAAAAAATGGGTAGGAAAAAGAGTTAATGGATTTAGCCAGGAAGCATTAGATTATGGACTACGCCCGCCGCGTGGTATTTTATTGGTAGGAGTTCCTGGGGCAGGGAAAAGTTTGTGTGCCAAAGTTTTAGCTTCCTATTTTGGTGTACCTTTAATTAAATTCGATATTGGAAAAGTATTTCGTTCTTTGCAGGGGTCATCAGAAAGTGCCGTAAGGCAGGCACTTCGAGTAGCAGATGCAGCAGCTCCAGCCATACTTTGGATAGAAGAATTAGAGAAATCTATGGCAGGGACAGAATCTTCAGGTAAAACCGACTCTGGAACAACTGCAAGGATAATGCAGACTATCTTAACCTGGATGAATGATAAACAGACCGCTGTATTCGTAGCTGCCACAGCTAATAAAGTAGAAGCAATACCTCCGGAATTATTAAGGAAGGGGAGGTTTGATGAGGTATTTGGTGTGGATTTACCTGTTCAAAACGAAAGAGAGGAAATATTTTCAATACACATTAGAAAACGAAACAGGGATATACTAAGTTATGATCTTACTCTATTGGCGGAACAATCTGAGGGATACACAGGCGCAGAAATAGAAGCTGCTATAGACGATGCAATGGCGACAGCTTTTAGTGACAATATCAGGGAATTTACAACCGAAGATATACTCTCCTCCATTAAAGAAACTATCCCACAAAGTTCTTCTCAAAGAGAAAAAATATCTGCAATAAGAGACTGGATAACAACCAGAACAAGACTTGTATCGTCACAGCACAGCCCCAAATGGAATATTGGAGCTGGTAAAGAAATTTTAGAAGAAACAAGAAAAGTTAGAAACAAATAAAAAAACGGAGGAAATCTTTATGTCTAAATATGGAAGTTGTCCCCATTGTTATAAAGATGATTGGGAAAAAATACCGCTGTTTAAGACGATCAACCCAAACAGAGAATATGTGGAAGGATACGGATGCGACTTTGTACGAATTCAAAGCGGAAACGAATATCGTTGCCGAGGCTGCCATTACCGTTACGGGGACGCAATAAGACGCATTCCTAATCCGTTATTAATAACTAAATAGAATATAATAGGTTTGAAACTTTAGATCTAAATAAAACGGAGGAAAGATATGGAAGGAACATCCGAATTAGTAGAAAAATTAGAAATTAGTAGATCAACCGGAGCCAATTTAGTTACGGCCTCTTTACAAGAAGAAGAACTTATAGATGTAGGTTCTATGTCCGGAGAAGAATTGAGAACAAAAGCTCTGGATTTACGGAGAACAATAAATGTGGCCGCTATAGAATTGGCGGAAGTTTTACATGAAATCTATCAAAGTGAAAAATGGAGAGAGTTTGAAGCCTTTGATTCTTTCGAGAAATATGTGGAAACAGAACTTGAAATAGGGTACAGATCGGCCATGTACTCGGTCAAGATTATTTCCACCATGAAAAGCCATAACATATCTATGGAACAGGCTAGACAGTTAGGCTGGGGACGACTTAGAAGTATATTGCCCCATATAACTGCCCGGAATGTTGGTTCACTGCTCGAAATGGCTTCTTCCAGAAGCGTAAGACAAATTCAAGAGGAATTAAAAGAAAGCGGGATAGCTACCAATCAACTACCGGAAACTACCAAAATAGTATTTAACTGCTCTGCTTCCGAAGCTACGGTTATTTTCGATTCTTTAGACGAAGCCAAACGTAGATTAAACACAGAAAGCTTGAGCGCCTCGTTGGAATTTATTTGCCAAGAGTGGACCATAGCAAACGAAGGGGAGACAAGTCAGACCTCTCTGCAAGACATAATAAATTTTGTCGAAAGAAACTACGGAGTTACCCTTGTCCCTTCAGGGGAGTCCCAAGAAGTAGCAGATATGGTTGAATAGAAAATGAACACGTGTTCAAAACAGTGAGGATAGATATAGATGCCTGAAGGAATAGATAAAAAACTTTATATAGATGTAACTGTAACTGTTTCCGATGGGAAATATAAAATTACTATCCCTCAGAGAGGCGGCGAACTAAAATCTTTAAGATATAAGAAACCGTGGGGAGATCTAACAGGCGATAATTTAGTTTATTGTATGGCCACTGAACTCCAAGAACAAAAGGAGTGCATAGATAAAGTTAAGGCAGCTATCAAAGACGCAGAAGAATTGATATATGATCGAGACAATAACTTGACCGACGGTGCAATATGCATAGCCGCACTAAAAGATATTAAACGATATATAACCAAAAAATAACGGAACATAAAGGGATAGAATATGCCAGAAGGAATAGATAAAATACTAAATGTAATAACATGGGTGGATATTGATACAGTTCACGAGTATGAGAAGAACCCTAAAATCCATACTACCGAACAGATAGAAAAATTAGCCTATACTTTTGAAAAGTTCGGGTTCGATGTTCCTATAGTTGTGGATAAAGACAACGTGATTATAAAAGGCCATGCTCGAATGGCCGCCGCCAAAAAACTAAAATGGAAAAAAGTACCTATAATAGTCAGAGGAAATCTTACTCTACAGCAAGCTAAGGCAGCTCGAATAGCCGACAACCAAGTTGCGGAATCCTATTGGGATATGCCGGCCTTAATCGAAGAACTCGAAGCTCTGTACGGACTGGACGACCCTAATCTTCCCGTCACAGATACAGGATTTTCCGAAATGGAAATAAGGAGTTTCCTTCCCGGAATGATGGAAACAGAAGAGGTAGATTATAAAATACCGCATGGGACAGAAGGGATACTTGTTGGGTTTATGAACCGAAGACAACAGGACGGAAAAATTGGGAGTCCAGACCCTTATATCAATAAAAAAGACGACGAGTTTGTCCTTTTCGAGTTTGATACAGTTGTTATCCCTACCAACGGAGGAGCTATGTCCATAGCTACCGCGCTTAAAGTTAGACAAATAGATTCTTCTAAACGTATGCTGCTTATTTATTCAAATCCAGGAACCCCTCAGTTTGAGGACACTATTCCGTATTTAGAACACGCCGCTAAAATGCTTGATGCAGAATTTATAAATGCAAGTCCTCCAGATGATACAGAATTTCGGGGAAGAATATCAACGCAGGGATACCCCAGTTTGGAGAATCTATGGTGTGAGATAGGAATAGTCCTTCCGTCAATAGAAAATTGGCTTAGAAAAGAAGGTCTTGCTACTCCTAAGACGGTAATGGTACTCGGAGCTACTTCTGACCAAGCAGAACACTTCAGAAGGATAGGAAAGTTTGAACGATCCTACACTTACTTTAACCCCTTCATAGAGTTTAAAGACGGAGATTTATATGCTTTCTTGGAGAAGAATCTTTCAGATGTACTAGGGCTGCATCCAATGTATCGACATTTCACCAGTATCTCCTGTTGTTGTTGCCCTCAGTACAAAAGCCCCGACTTCGCTTACATGAAAAATAATATGCTAAAGACGTGGCTTACAAATCTCGAATATTTTGGCTATTCAAAACGGAATAGATCGTACCGATATAGCGAAAATTTTGATAGGGTATTAAAAGACATGATTGCGGAATCTATAGACCCGAGAGCTCTTTTGCCGTTTGCTGAATTTGCCATGGAGAGTTTTAAACAATGAAAAATTTTAATCCTTTTACAGACATAAAACAATTTAGGAATATAATAAAAGCTATCAGACTGCATAACCAATATATAGGAAAAGATGATGCAGGAGAACCTGTATATGATACTACTATAAAAATGCCTAAATTAATTTTTAAGGGGACGGTAAAACTGCATGGTACAAATGCCGGAGTGTCTTTCTCTAAAAAAGACGGAATGTGGTTTCAAAGCAGAAGTAATATAATAACAATAGACAACGATAACGCCGGCTTTGCTTTCTTTGCGAATCAATTACAAAACGAGTTCGCTTCGCTTTGTAATACTGTATACAAAACAGAAAACCTGCAAGAAGAAGATATAGTGACAATTTTTGGAGAATGGTGCGGTAAAGGTATTCAAAAGGGAGTTGCGATTAGCCAATTAGAGAAAATGTTCGTAATATTTGCGGTAAAGATTAAACCAGCGGCAGAAAATATCCCGCCATATTATATTGATAGCATTTGTCTTAGCTGCAACGAATCGAACATCTATAATATAGAGCATTTCAAAACCTACGAAATTGATATAGATTTTGAAACTCCGGGATTATCCCAGAATAAAATGATAGAGTTTGTCTCTGAAGTAGAAAAAGAATGCCCCGTAGCTAAACACTTCGGAAAAATAGGAATAGGGGAAGGTATAGTTTGGAGTTCGGAATTTAAAGGAAACCGATATATCTTTAAAACCAAAGGAGAAAAACATTCTATATCCAAAGTAAAAACTCTTATCCCAGTAGATACTGAAAAGTTAAATTCAATAAAGGATTTTATAGAATACGCAGTAACGGAGAACAGATTAGCCCAAGGAATAGAACAAGTTTTCACCTCTAACAATATAGAACCTGATATATCTAAAACGGGAGATTTTTTGAGGTGGGTATTTCACGATATAATAAAAGAAGAACTCGATGTATTAGAGGAAAATAAAATAACTCCGAAAGAAATCGGAGCAAGTGTATCCAATAAAGCAAGAATTTGGTTTATACAGATTTTAGACAGTAATGCAGGGATAAAATGAAACCGACAAATTGGATAGAAATACTAGATTTCTGGAACGAGACATTCGGGACAAACTATACTCTACATAGAGTTTGGTTAAAAGCTGCTTACAGAGAATTTCCATCTTTGGCAGAATTGTCCGAAAAACTCGGAACAAATCCAGAAACTCTAAGATTGAAATTAATAAAAGAAAATGTAAAAATGACTGGAAGAGGAAAAGGAAGAAAAATCGGCAATCAAAACTGGAAGAAGAGAAAGCTTAAACATAGAGAAATTAATATCTCAGAAAGCTTATTTCCAAATGACGGGGAATTAAATAAAGAACAAATAGCTTCATTTTTATTTTATGTGCAACAAGATCCGATCTTGATAGAAGAAGAGGGAGTATGAGTATGGCAAAAGCACCGGCTCTATACATCGCAGAATACGGAGAGACAGCTTCGGGCGAGGAATGCAGTATAATTATCGCCTTTAATATTGAAGAAGCACAACAATTAGCTATCGAAGTTATAAATAAATCAAAAGCCGAGGTAGCCAAAGTATTTGGACAGAATACAGAAACCAATATCGTTTTCGTAAATACAAAACCTCGTACATACGCAGAATGTAATTATAGAGAAAAAGAGTGCAGAGTAAGAGAAATACCGATAGAAAAGGGAATTGTTTATACTGGCTATTATTGTTGTTAAAAAATTTAAAGAAATGAACACGTGTTCAAAATTATATATTCTGACAAAGGAGCGGACAACCGAGTCGCCCCGAAAGGGGCGTGGATTGAAACAACGAAATGGCTGGACGGGACTGCACCGATATCTATCAGACGATAGACGAAGCGGTTGCTGCTCCTTTTTGAGAGTATATAATAAATAAGGAAGGATACTTAAATATGCCAGATGTAACAGAAAAACTACAGTATAAAAAACGAGAAGAAAAGATAGAATATGAACTTGTCCCTATCAACAGCCTAAAACCGTATCAACAAAACACTAAGTGCCATACCAAACTCCAGATATCAAAAATAGCTTCTTCGATTAGAAACTACGGATTCGATGTACCTATGGTAATAGATGAGGATTCTATGATACTAAAAGGACACGGAAGATGGGAGGCTCTAAAACTTTTGGGCAGGGAACAAGTTCCCGTAATTCGGAGGATAGATCTGTCTGAAGGGGAAAAAAGAATCCTTATAATATCCGATAATAAATTAGCGGAATCCGAATGGGATCCTCGTCTTCTGATAGATGAAATTTTATCTTTGGGTAATGAGGTTTCAATCCAGGACTTAGGTTTCGACTTAAAGGGACTCGATAAAATCTTACCTGAAGATATGCTGGGGGAACTTCCTATACCAAAGAAAACCGAAAAAGATAAAAGAGAAGAAAACCGCGGGAATATGTTCGATGCAGACGGAGAACGGAATCCTTTCTATGGGGAGTCCAGTATGATCTCCGAACTCGAAGACAAAGAGTTATACAAACTATCTATGGAAGACTTTGTAAACTACCATGACGAAATTATTATCAACTTTTCGAGTGGCAAAGATTCTCTTGCTTCAAGTATTTGGTGTTTTGAACACTTCGACCCGAGAAAAATAAATCTACTTTTTGTAAATCCTGGCTGGAGAGTAGAATGGCCGCAGTCTATAGAGTATATAGACTACGCCAACGACTTCTTTAAAACTAAATACGGCTGGGATAAAAAAATAGTTGTCGGCGGCAGTAACGATACTACACAACTTGAAGAAGGATTAATCCAAAAAGGCTTCATGATACCGCACATGTGCTTTATACAGGGCTCTATTAAGTTGACCGGTATGAAAGCGGCAGAAATAGCTCAGGGATGGAGAGAAGCCGACGGTAAAAAACGGTTAAAAATAATCTCAATAAGATGGGAAGAATCTAAGAATAGGGAAAGAGAATATCCAGAAAGGGGCTCCCTTAAAGGAACACCTTTTAATTATTGCTCCCCGATTATAGCATGGAAAGGTGACGAAACAGCTAAATATACCTTCGATCACGGCATGAAATTAAATCCTGTATACCAGTTTTCGCCAAGGGCAGGGTGTATGTGCTGCCCAAGCAGTAAGCCAACTCTTCTGCATATAATAAAAGAAAGGTATTCAGAATCCTATAAACAGATAATGGAATGGCACAGTCTTTCATCCCGAAAGTCTGGAAAATTTTCCAACTTCGTAGATAAATATTTAGTTCTGCCAGATGAGATACAAGAAGAAGCGGTAAAAGCCGACTCTATATATGAACAGTATGCTATGTCTGATGAAGAACTTACTTGTGAACTTGAAAGAATACGCGGAGTAGAACTCCCAAGACCGTATTTTATATAGGAGTAATACCATGTCCGACAAGGATATTATGACCCAGCGAGAATTTAGTACAGAAGCCCAAACTCGACATGGAAAACTTTTGGAACCAAATTCTCCTGACGAAGAAAGAGCTTACAAAAATGCCGCCGAAGTTCTATCCATGATTAGGGACGGAACTCTTAAAGCCTCCGAATTACAGGCTAAAGATAGACGGCCAGTAGTAGCCTATTTAAGACTCGAAGGTTATTCTAAAGAAGAGATGTCTCGTCTATTTGAAGTAAATGTAAGGACAATCGGTGACGATTTAGAGGTCTTATCTAAAGATAGAACTAAGATTATAAAAGGACTTAATCTGCTCGAAGTAGCCGGACGTCTTTACCAAACCGCTCAACATTTATCAAGAAAAGCAAGAAGGGAAGGCAGCTATGCTGCATCTTGGAAAATAGAAAAAGAACTTATAGAGTCTTTGCAGAGTATGGGCTTTGTATACAGAGCGCCTAAGACTTTAGGTATAGCTTCTCTACACGGTAACTTATCGGATGGCCATACACTATTAACCGACCAGATAGGAACAGAGAAAGACCAAGTAGTCGAAGCTCTTGGAACTATTTTAAGTTCCTTAAAGGGAAGAAAGATAAGGTTTCCTAATGAGCAAAAACAAAAAGAAATTGAACGACCCGTTGAATATATCGAAGTCGGAGATTCTTGATCTAATAGAGACTACCTTAACTCGATCAGGAGTATCCTACAAACTCAGAAACGTTCTTTTAGACAGAATAGTAGAAGGATTAGAAATATACCCCGGGGATTCCGTAGAGCAAGAATTTGCCTACGAACTATTATATGCCTTCAGACACCTGTTACAACACGGAATAGAACACTTTGGATCCCGGCCAGGAAGAAAATTTGAACCCGTAGACATAGAAACATTCGTTTGCTCTTCTGACTATATGGGGCAAGCAGAGTTTGTTCGACCCGCAATCCTTTCCGAACTAAAAAGACTATTTGAACCGGATAAGCATAAATATCACGAGGTTACGCTCGGCGGAGGAATTGGTTCCGGGAAGAACTATTTCGCGGATATGGCCCTTGCTTATCTAGTTTATGATATATCTAGTTACCATTCCCCGCAGTTAGAATTCGGTTTGGCCCCAGGCTCCTCAATAGTTCTTATGATGCAGTCCGCTTCTATCAAACTCGCAAAGAGCGTTTTATACGGACAATTTAAAGCTCGAATATCTCTAAATCCGTATTTCCTTAAAAATTTCCCTTTTGATAAAAAAGTCAAAACAGAACTGAGATTTCCTGGAGGTTTGGTAATTATGCCTCTGTCCAGTACAGATACAGCAGCTCTTGGATTAAACATCTGGGGCGGCGTGATCGACGAAATGAGTTTTTTATCGGTAATATCCGGCTCTAAGAAGATTGGAAGAGAAGGCGGAGTATATGACCAAGCCGAAACTTTATACAATACAGTAAAACGCCGTATGGAATCCCGGTTCATGATACTTGGAAAAATCCCCGGTAAACTTTTCTTGGTCGGCTCTGCTAACTATCCGGGAAACTTTATAGATAGAAAAATACAAGAGACAGAACTTAAAATAGCAGCGGGTGAAAATGTTACTACTTTCGTTATGAATATGGCTCAATGGGAATCCCTCCCTGCTAATAGATTCAGTGGGGAAACCTTTAAGATAGAAATGCCTTCCGAAAATACACATGGGAAAATAATAGAAAAAGATGAAGAGCCAACATTAGGAGCGGAACTTAAAGATGTTCCCGTTGAATATAAAGATAGTTTTGAAAAAGACTTCGATGGCTCTCTGAGAGATATAGCAGGTGTTTCTGTAGGAAGTATAAGTAAGTTTATACGAAATATAGAAAAAATAACCCTTGCGGCTGAAAAACATACCAACATATTCGAAGGTAACCAGTTATTTATCTCCGACACAATAGACCAAAGAAAAATCCATACCAGCGAAAGCATGATAAATATGGATTACCTTATGAATCATTTAGATCCTCATACAAGAATGGGCGGACACATAGATTTAGCTTTAACGGGAGACAGCTTAGGATTGGCAATAGGAAGAGTTTTCGGATTCACGAGATCTAGATCACAAGACCCGATGAACAGTACTGAAGAAACGCTACCTATATTTTGTATAGACGGAGCAACTTCGATAGTACCGACTCCCAATAGAGAAATAGATTTGTTTGCGGTTAGAGATCTGATTTTGTTTCTAAAAAAGCATATAAATATAGTGTTTATCACTATGGATTCGTACGAAAGTGCTATGATGCTCCAGTCGTTTAGAACCAATCGAATCTCTAGTACAGTCCAAAGTGTCGACAGAACTATCCAGCCCTATAAAGACCTAAAGACCGCGATTCTTACCGAAAGAATAATGTATCCAAATAGTCCAGTCCTATTAAAGGAAATAAAGAGCCTAATACACGACCCTCGAACAGATAAGATTGATCATCCTGCACAAGGACGCGGGAGCAAGGACATTTCTGATTGTGTAGCCGCTATAGTCCATAGATTTTCTACTAGAAGGACTTCATATAGAACCGATGGGCAAACAGGAGGGCGTCCGGTCAACGCTGGAAACCGACCCCAAGGGTCAGGAAATAGACTAAAAGATACAGACTCCAGAAGGATAAGGACAAACAATTCAGGTAGATTAATTTAAGAGAACGATATTTGTTGACTTTTAATTTAACCTATACTATACTTAACAATAAAAGATAACACCTTATTTATATTACAAAATTTTTACAGTCACTTCTTGCAGGAAGTGTGGATTGAAACAAACATATAACAAAAACTTTATAGGAACAAAATTATGGCAACCAGAAAAACATCTTTATCCATTGCAGGCAAACAAACGGAGAGTTCTTCGGAATTAGCCACAGGAATAGGCGAATTTTTTAAAAACAGACTTAACTTAGCCTCCTATATAATAGTAGGAATGCCCAAAGATTTGAGTGAGATAGCTTTTGCCCTCGAAGGCGATGATGAAGATTTAGGTGCTTTACTGCGGGCAATTTTAAGGATGGCGCCTCCGGGGGTACAACGCGAAACACTTAAAGGGGAATTAAGGGCACAGTACTTAGATGCGAGCAAGTACATCGAAGATTTATAACTAATAATGAAAAGGAGAAGACAGATGGCGCTAAAAAAGAAAAAAGTAAACACCGTAGTAGAAGGGGCAGAAATTCCAAAAGAAGTAACTTTAAAGGCAAAAGTAGGAACTCCCAATATTTCACAGGCAGGGCTTATTCGGGCTTTGAAGAAAAGAGGATTTCAACCGACAAACAACGAAAATCCTTTCGTATTTGAAAACCCAGATATTCCTGCAACTGTATTAATTCATACAGACAAAGTAACTGTGGCCGATACCGATATTTCTGTCCCTTTAGGTAAGGGAGCCATTGATAAACTGATGGAACAGGTGAATACTAAATAGTTAAATACAGCTTACAAACTATCAGGCAAAGAAAATAAAACTCTTTGCCTGAGTTGTTTCTGGAGGAACAAATGGAAGAAATAATAAAACGATGTAAGGCAACAAACGGAATTTTATATAAACAAGAAATTCTATTAGATACGGCCAAGCGATATCCCGAACTAAAGGACTTGCTATATAGGGCTTACGAGCCCTTTGTTCAATATCATATGATGTCAAAGATTGATCTCCGCGACTCCGGTTCCAGAACTGCATCGGAAATGTGGGAAGAGTTTACCGGCATATTAGATATAATGGAAAACTCGGCAACTCCGCAGAAAAATAGAGAAATGCTGATTCCATTTCTCGGCCAGTGTAATAAAGACACACAGGAATTGTTTCTCGGAGTAGTACGGAAAAATCTTAAATTAGGATTTGGAATTAAACAAATCAACAAAGTCTTTTCTGGCCTCGTTACAACCTTTGATGTTATGCTTGCCGGAAGATACGACCCTGATAAACAGTACTCTGTAAAACAATGGAAAGCGTCCGCTAAGATGGACGGTCTCCGTCTCGTATCTTTATACGGATTTCCTAATCCAGGATGGACAATATACACTAGAACAGGCAAGGATATAACAAGCCGTATGCCGCACCTACTCCCAGATTTGGAGGCTTTTAGATTGAAGTATGGCTTTTCGTTCCTTGATGGGGAAGGATACAACCACGGAGCAACCTTCGAAGAGTTACAGAGCGACGTTCTTCGACACGGAGGCGAAGACTGTTCTCACGTCGAATATCACACGTTTGCTTTTGGGGATGTAAAATCCTTTTTAAACCAAAGCGGTACTGGAATTATAATTCCATCAAGCGATACCGTAAGAATAGGAAATATTGTAACAGTATCGCATTATAAAATACCTAACATTCCAAAAAGAATGGAACAGTTTGCTATGAAAATGGAAGAGCAAGGATACGAAGGCGGTTGTTTTAGAAATCCGGCTTTTCCGTACGCACACGGGAGAACAAATAATCTTATTAAGTTAAAATCTTGGTTATTGGATACAGAACAAGAACCGTTAGCTGTAAAATGCGTTGATATTGAGGGTTCTGAACAAAGAAGGGCAGATACTGCAACCGGAGGAATGATTGAAGTCGAAACTATGAAGTCTATCGCTATAGAGGACCCTGATACAGGTATTATTACAAGAATAGGATCTGGCTTTTCTCACGATCAGCGCGATGAAATATGGAAAAACAAAGATAAATACATAGGCAAAATGATGGATATCAAGTTTCAAAAAGAAGGAAGCCGTGGGGCAAAAATATTTCCAATATTTGTGAGATGGAGAGAAGACCTCTAATGTCGAAAGAGTCGCTTCCCTAATGGGAGTGTGGATTGAAACGAATGGGATATAATGACTAAAATATTGGTATTATGTCGCTCCCAGCGCGGGAGCGTGGATTGAAACTAATAGAAAAAGATAAAGATATGTATGAGATAGCTAAAGATAGAATAATCAAATGCACAAACAAGGAGGAGTAAATAAAATGGCACAAAACCGAATGATGACAGTAACACTAAGGGAAAAATATGTAGAGATGATTAATCGAAGAATTAATCCGCTTATCAGCGAGGCAGAGAGTATTATCCAGCCAATAAAAGAGGAGGTACTTAACCAAGTAAAGCTCGACTTCGGGATATACGATCTAGAGGCAAAAATTTCGGCTACGGAACTGAAACTGGAAGAGTTAAAAGATGCTAAAAAAAGCAGAGCCGGCAATTATAACAACAATATAAATGACGAAGTATCCAGAAGGTTGGCTAAGATGGAATTTGTGGGCGACCAGCTAAGAAAAGAACAAAAAGCACTTGTAGAATCTGTATGGCTTGCCGATGCTCCCGCTTCCATTATCGAACTACTCCGTTCTATAGATGAAAAACTGCCCGATTTCCAATATAAATTGGAACAGGAGAGAAAAGAGGGACATAAAATTACTATTGGAACAAAGAAAACAAGAGAAATAAAATAACAAACAAAAAAGGAATAAGCAAATTGGAAGGAAGCAGAAGAGGAGGCATGGCTGAAGAAATGCGAAAAGAAGAAAAAGAGCTTTTAAAAAATGAGGAGAGGACAATGGAGACAGTAGAGAAAATTGAATGGTTAGAGCTTTTATTGTCTTATGCGGAAGGCAAGAAATGGGATACCGGTGGAGTATGGGTATGCGAGCGACATCAGCATATTCCATTCGAGATGGGTTATTCTTTCGATTGCCAATGCGGTGCGCCTGGAAAACCCCCGTTTTGTTGTAGCAGAGAACCATTACAAGAAGATCGAATAAAACAATTTAATGAGCAGTTTGGTTACTTCGAGTTTGGAGATGCCCAAGGCGCTCTAACAATTGAATTTGCTAGAGCAATAGAGAAAGCTCACGGAATAATCAACTCTAAGGAGAGTTAATGGGGAACACCACACTTAGCGGTTTTAGAGGGAATAACTATGAGCGATACTAAACAGATAGACGAAGTTTTAAATATCCTAAAAGCAAACGATTTTCCATCTTGGGCACATTATATGGCTCTCGACAGGAGAGATACTTCTCTATATATTCTGCAATTAGTAGATAAATATAAAGAAGAGACAGATAAGTGTGAAACTTACGACGTGTCTAAAGATGACCTTAGAGAAGCGGAAGATAAAATAGCGGATTTAGAGTCCGAGAATTCGGATTTGCAAGGAGAAATAGACGATCTTGAATCCGATATATCCGATCTTAAAAAAGAAATAAAAGAAATAAAAGACGACAATAAACAACTGGGGATAGAACTAAGAAACCAAGAAAAAGAAATAGACGAATTAAAAGGAGAAATTTATAATGGGTTGCGACATACATCTTCATTATGAAATAAAAGAAGGAAACGAGTGGAAGTATATAGATTGGAAAAAGGATCTTCAGAGCGAAGATAAAGATTACTATACTGAGCTATCCAACCACCCGCTATATGTAGGCAGAAACTACAATCTGTTCTCGATATTGGCAAACGTGAGAAACGGTTATGGATTTGCCATGTGTAACACATCCGCAGGATTCGCTCCTATAGACTTCCCTAGAGGTCTTCCAGACGATATTTCAGATGAGGTAAAAGAAGAAGCGGAGATTTGGGGAGTAGATGCTCATTCTCATTCGTGGTTATATCTACAGGAACTCCTTGAATATGGATGGGATATACGAACGGTAACACTTATCGGAGTCGTAAACAAAAGAGAGTATATAGAATTTAAAAAGAACGGAAGGCCATCGAGTTGGAGCGGCGAAGTATCCGGAAAATTTGTAAAAAATATTTCAAATTCCGAAATGGAAGACCTGTTAAGCAGCGATGAAAAAACAAAAACGCACTATTATACTCAGGTATGCTGGGACTGTTCATACAGAGAGGCAGTCGGGGAATCTTGGTTTAAAACATTAGATGAACTGAGTAAGCTAGGAGACCCTAACAATATAAGATTGGTATTCTGGTTCGATAACTAGACAAAAAAGGAGAATTTTAAAATGACAGAATCAAAAAGAGAAAAAAGAACCCGTGTTAAAAAAGTAACAATTACAGGAATGTCGGTTTCCGTAAACGGTAAAATTTACGGATCCGCAGCTATGGTAACAGTCTACGATACTTCCTTACCTCTTCCTAATAAAGAGAAAGTACAGGAAGTATGCGCGGAAGCATATATGAAACTTCTGCGGCTTTTTACCGAAAACGGAGGGAGCTCCTCGAAAGCAAAGTCTCCTAATAAAACTCCCGTTTTCTTAAAGAAAGAACTGGAAAATACCGAAGAAAAATATCCTGATATGGAGGCATAAATGAGAGCACCTATAGTTATATGTAATTGCGGAAACGAAATGTACCCGACCGTATACGAACCAGACCAAGACGCCGAAAGCTATGTAGGCTTCGACTGTCCGCATTGCTGCTCCAGTCTATATGGGAAATATAAAGAAGCAGAAAATACTCTCTTTTTGAAAGAAGAGGAATAGTTTTTTAGAAAGTTGCCTGTTGACTTATAATTTTACCTATGCTATAAGAACCTATAAACCTTATTTATTATACAAAATTTTTAAAGCAAAAAGGAGGGAAAATGGCAGAGGAAAAAACAAGAATAGAAAGAATTGCCCGAGGGGAAAAGCCAGAATGGGTAAAAAAGTATGAAAAAGATGGAATTGTAGTTTACGGCGACCCAATCTTTGGCAGGGTTAAATTAATTACCCCAAAAGGAATGGCCATAGACGATAACATGGCCGCTGTTGGAGGAATAGTTGCCTTCGGGGAGCAGTACAAAGGAATAGGTGGTTTGATTCCATATATGCCTTACGTTCCGATAAACGTTATGGATGCGCTAAGAGGAGAATAAAGATATGGGTATGTTTGGGCCGAAGATAGGTACGTGGACAGTCCATAGCGATTCGGACCCTCGATGGAATAAAGAAGGCAGAGGATATGGACTTGTAACAGAAGGAGGGCCTTGCGAAATGCGGGAATGGATCGAAGAATGTAAGAAGAAATATGGGGAGGTGCCCGCCGATACAACAGAATCCTTTTGGAAGGATTGAAGTTTTGTGAAGTAGAATTATTATAAATAACTTAAACCAAAACAGGAAAGGAACAAACCAATGGGAAAAAAGAACAGAATAGAACAAGTGATCGAAAAAGTAGAAAATTTAATAACCATTCCTGAAGTTCCGGCTGGCATAGCCGAGGAAGATTTCCAGGAATTGGCCGGAACGGACGAAGAGACCGACGAAAGTAGGGAACTCGGTGAACTTTCCGACTCTTTTGATGCCGAGGAAGATACCGAATTCTCCCAAAAAGCGCCAGAAGGAAAATCTCTTTCTGCCTTAAACAAGGAAATTAAGGAAAAAATGAAAGCGGAAGGAAAATCAACAAGAGTTATGACTTCCGATGCCCGGAAAACATACGCTACTTCGAGATTAGCCGCGTCTTTGGAGAAGAGAGGATGGATAAAAGGCGAAACTGGAGTTTATACTTTAGCTTCCCACAAACTCGACATCAAACCTGATACCTTTGAGGCAAAAGTCGATGGCTATACCCTCCCGTTAGGCGGAGGGGCCTTGAAGATACTCGATCAGTATGTAGCTTTGTCAAAAGCCGCGGCTGATCAGGATATGACACCTCTCAGCTCATAAGAGAAGGGAGCATGATACGGCTAATAGTCTACATGATAAGTAGGCACACAGTGGCACTGGTAGGGGCGATATCGGTACTTTTATTGATATTAATTAATTGCTAACCAAAAAGGGAAGTTTGATAAATTTTATTATCCGGCTTCCCTTAACCATAAAACTACTTCCACATATTATGCAAAACATAATAAATTTCTATCTTATATCATCATTTGAACAATGTTTTTTAACTTTTCACATCTATCTATACCTTATAATTTTAAACCTCTTAAATCAACTCTCACAACGTCAAACCTTATAGACTTTAGAGAATAACTAAATATGTGTTCCAATACTACAGGAGATACCGTAATGGAAGTAATCGTAGTACGAAAAGGCAAAGACAAAAGAGAAAATCTAAACGATATTATACAGATAGAAATAGTAATAGGCGATAAATTTTATAGATTATATCCGAACCAGCAAACTATTATTGATATATCGCAAATAAACAATAGAAGGAAAAAAGTAAAGAAATCGTTTCCAGGCACCCGACTTATAATAGACGTATTTGATGCTGACCAAACAGATAGATTTGTAAAAACCAACTCCAAAACGAGTATACTAATTTAGGAGTCAGTAAATGACAATCCTTAGGGCTGGAACTTTAGATCCGGAAAGAAGAAAACTACAAATAGAGTTTATAGAAGAGTTATCCGATATAGATAGAGAATCTTCTTTGAAGAAAATAATAGAACTATCAAATTTAATAAACGAACATATACGCTTAATAAATAAAGGAATAGGCAGTGGATTTTCTTCTCGCACAGAAAAGAAGAGAGCAATAGAAAGAATCAAGGAGATACGAAAAGTATTAAAAGGGGATCAAACTGATACAGGCAACCCTTGGCGATTTTAGTATTACATAAAAAGTGAACACGTGTTCACTAAGAAGGAAATTTTCTCCGAACTTTTCCTGTTGACTATTATTTTTACCTATGTTAAATTTATACATAATAAAGATTCAATTTTAACAAATAAAAATTGGAGGACAAAATGGAAAGTTTAACATCTTTTATAAACAAACATAAAAAGAGAAGAACACGGGGAAAACAAAACGGTCCAGTTATCCATATAGCTCAATCAATAGACAAAGAACCAAAACCGATTAGCCGGAAAAAGTTAGAGATACCCCACAAAGATTTCATCGTAGATTATTACACACCTATCGAAGTTCCGTATATAGACAAAAACGGCAACGATAAGTTATATATGGAGCCAGAGTTTAAGGACTTACCTTTAGACATTCAAAAAAGGGAACAAAGAAGAACAAGAGGAATGTCCAAAATAACGGATATGGAAATACTTTACGAACTTTATGGGAAATAAAAAGGAGACAAAATCCATGATAACTTTAGAACAAGCAAAAGCGTTAAAGTACGGAGACACACTTCACCATTCTATTAATAAAAATGCTGACGGTACTCCTCAGCGTTGGAGAGTAAACGGAAAACCGAGAACATGGAAGACAAGACCAAACGAAGTACAAGTGCCCATAAAGAGCGGGCTAAAATGCTTCGGCCATCTAACAGAAGACACTTTAAACTTAGTTGAAATGCCAACATAAAAAAGGAGGGTAAACCTGTGAAAAGATTAACTATTACTGTAAAAATTGAAGACGAAGGAGACTATATGCTTACTTCAAATAAAGGAGAAGCAGAATTCAGAATTAATTATCCGGACGCTACGGATGTATGCGAAAAAGTTTTAACAATAGCTATCTTAGAGATGCTAGCTGAAACAGCCAACGAAGCACATGAATATACTTTGAAAATAGCGAAAGGAACAGAAGTCGATGTTTAAAACTACTACGAACTGATAAAGAAAAACTATAAGTATGCGGTAGAACATATAATATATCTAACAGTTTTGGCTGGGGGCTGGACCGCAATGGCGATAATGTTGTTTGCTTTCGAGTGAACACGTGTTCACTAAGAAGGAAATTTTCTCCGAACTTTTCCTGTTGACTATTATTTTTACCTATGTTAAATTTATACATAATAAAGGAAATTAATTACCCAACAAAAGTATAGGAGGAACAGCAAATGAAAAAATACAGAGATTTTTCGCTACGCTTCATAAACTTTATTAAGAAAATAAAAGAGAAAAATCTAAATAGCGGAGAGTGGTGCTTACAAACAATGAAAAACCAAGCGAACATAGACTTCGGATACTGGGCAGGAAGCATAGATTTAAACTGGTGTTACCTTTTAATTTAAAAGGGGGAACAAACAATGGAAAAGGAACAAACGATAGAACTAGATTGCGCACCAGGAATGGCGCGTCCAGGCGCACTGATAGAAAGCGTGATAAAAGACACAGGTTTAGTACTAAAAGACCCAATAAGCAAATTTTTTGGTAACTGGTGTTGGAATTACGGAGACGTACCAAAAGAGGTATGGAATAAAGCCCAAGAACTGTTAAAAGAACGTATAGAAGCTCTATACAATGCCGGAGTAATTAGGTACGGAAGCTGGTAAAACAGGAGGAACAATAAATGGGAGAAAGTATAACTAAAATAAAATTGTTACAAAGAGTATCTGAGCTTTATGACGAATTTGGGATAGATATTCATAGCATCCCAAACAATCTTCAATCTAAAGTTAATAGTTTGGTAAAAGAGATTATTAGCTTACGCTCAAATAAAATCAAATAGAACAACTTAATATAGAGAGGAACAAGCAATGGGAGATAGAGCACAGGTACATATAAAAGACGTAAAAGTTTGGTTATACACTCACTGGGGAAAATCAACGCTGGTTGAAGATGTTAAAAGAGCATTGGCAAAGAGATTACGCTGGAATGATCCAGAATATCTTGCACGGATAATTTTCGAGGAGATGGTAGGAGACCAAACCGGAACCGAAACTGGATTTGGAATAGGATGCGCCCAGCACGGAGATGTTTGGGACTACATAGAAATAAACTGCAAAGACCAAATAGTTTCCATAGTAGAAATAAAATACGATTCGGAAACAAACGAGATAAACAGTATAGACGCCTGCTCCTTTGAAGAATTTGTATCCAGAACGGAACTACAAAAAGAGGAGGAATAAATGTCCTACAGAATAATGGAAATATACTTCTTCGATCTAAACGAAGATGCCAAACGCAGATATTTAGAATTTGAAAAAGTCGAAGACGAAGACGAACTTAACCTCGAAATACTCCCGTTGTGCATATTAAACAGAGAGGAGGAATAAAATGATGAATACCGAGATAGTAAGAGAATTTAAAGAAGCCTGCAACAAGATCAGGGATATAGAGACCAAACCCGGAGCTATGCTAAATTACGGAAAGGCTTATGCAAAAGCCGGTTTAGGTCTGTTTACATCAATAGAAATTCTTCACCAAATTCCGTATATATTGAGCAACCTAAGTACATGGAAAGGCGAGGAAGCCAAGAAAGTAAAAACCACACTGAAGAATCTCGAAAAAGATATAAAGAGAGGATAAATAGAAATAATATGGCAATGGTGGCGGAAACTATTTTGGAATACGCAACTTTGTGCTCTGCTTAGGTAAATTTATACGATGCCTAACATCACTAAAATGGTGGTTGAGGATGAAAAATGAGAACTCCCACTTCGCAGGTTCAAATCCTGCCCATTGCCCCAAATAAAAGAAGAGAGGATAAGCTATGTACACATTCAACGAATTCTATATACCGGAAAGAATGATGGGAGGTATTCGAAGATACATAGAACATGGAATAAAACCAGGAGAATTTCTAACAGCGGTAATATGTAACAATCTATCCGATGCTGTAGGAAAAGCAGACGAAGAAAACATGCGAAATCTTCCAGCCTACGCAGCTTATTTCTATAACGAAGCCGATTTAAAATGCTGGAAATCCAGAGAAAATATGGAAGCATGGATTGAAATGCATAGACTTGCACGGGAGAAAAAGAAATATGAATAAAGGGATTGGGATAAACCGTAATGAAA